GCGGGTGACTCAGCTGCATTCATTGCAGTACGTACATCACCAAACGCCTCAGAGTTATTCATTTCAGCAAGCATAAAATCTAACTGCACTTCAGGATCTCGCCAATTTTTTTCTTGTTCAGCTGCAAAGTCTACAAGATTAAGCGGATCAGTATCAAACCTTCCACCTTTTTCCCATTGAGCAAGTCCTCTTCCTTTACCGGTTTTACCACCATCAAGAATTTGTTTTGCGTCTGGATCAAGCTTTGATTCAGCATAAAAGTTACCCATAATTCCACGAGCAGCCGTATCAGTAAACCCACGATCCTTAAGCATCTTATAAAGCTGGTCAGCTTCTAGCGCAGGAATGTCTGGCATCTTTGGTTTAGGTTTTGGCAAGCTAACTGGTCCGCCGTCATTAGCATACTCAGGAATAGTTCCGCCCTGAGCTGCTTGCATAGCACGACCTTTGTCGTTCATTGCTTCAATCTGTGGTTCAAACATACGCACAGCTTCTGCATTCATTACAAACTCACCTGGCGTAAGCCAAGCAGGTACAGTATCAGTACCTCTAGGATCGCCAGGATGGTCTGGTATTGAAGACATCTCTGGTACAGAGGTATCGAATTCAATAGAGAACATATTACCATAGCGGTCTTTTTGTTCAAACTTTTTGAGTTTCATTATACCTCCTCTCCATTTTCTCTAATAAAAACGGTGTCTGTCCCTACAATATCAAATAGTTTTAACCACATACTTTTAATTGGTGCAAATATCCAGCCATGTTTATTTTCACCGTAGTACCATTTTCCATATGATACAAGGGGATCTGCGAAAGTTTTAGTGATAATCCATTTAAACACTTTAGATTTACGCATAAGCGGTACTAAAACCTCAGCCATCTTATAGTAACCTCTACGGTTTTTCTGTGTCATATGGTCATCGCGATACTTACGTACTACTTTATCCATAGTACCATTTCCGTATCTTGCTTCTAACATAATGAAGCAGCAACCACCACCGGAAGAACTACTATCGTTACCACCACCGGTATTAACAGGTTCATCATATTCATCTTCCATACCGGTAACTCCGCCAACTTTACCAAAGTCTGCAGTTCCAGAAGAATCTGTCTGATATGAACCACCTTGCCCATCATCTACATTAAAGCCTGACATGCCGCCTTGACCATCATTATCTCCAGCCCTTAAAGAAAGCTCTTGATTTGCTTTAAGCTGTGTAGCCGCGTTATTGCTAAGTAAACTAATGCTTTGACCAGGGTTTGTGCTGTCGCTAATTGAAACAACAGTACCGGTTGGTGTAGAGATTGTGCCTGATTCATTACGCACTCCGAATTGTCCATTATCTAATGCAACAATATCGCCAGGCGCAGTACCAAACTTACCACTAATGTTACTAGGCGCGGCGCGATCTCCCGTAAATCCAAGCTGTGCAGCAGTAATTGGTGTGCCCTCTACGCGATCAATGTCATCATCTGACAAGCCAGTATAATCACCCGCTGCTATTTGGGTATTCATATTAATAAGATCTGCAACCGTTCCCATTGGGGCACCCTCACCACGCATACGAGCAGCTCGTGCTCCTGCAATATTTAGTTCAGGGTTTAAGTCCATTTGTTTATACACTGAGTTATCATAGCTACCTAACGCAGAACCAATAACACCTTCGCCTGCATCTCTTAGCTTACTATAACCACCTGTAATAGTATTCATTGCAGCTGATGGACTTGCATAGGATGCAACGGCGCGCCCAGTAATTGGATCATACGCCCGACCTTCCGGTCCAAACACGTTACCTTGCGCATCATAAGTTCCATAACTACCATAAGTATAATCATCATCCATACCCATAGCATTTGACAAAAAGCTACCACCCGGAATTGCAGCAAGTGCTAATCCTAATGGGTTTTGTGTGCCACGTGCGTAGCCTAACCCTTGAGCTTGAGGAATTCTAGAGCTTGCATAATCAAATCCACCATTGTTATCACCAGCTTGTTGCATGGCTTCAACTACTGGGTCTGCTCCTACTGGTGGTGGAGTAGTTGTTGGCGGAACACCAGGCGTAGTTGGTGGAGAACCCACTGGCGGATATGCACCAGGGGGTAAATCTCTAAACCCAACACCTTGCTGTTGCTGACCATTAACCACTGCGCCTTGAGATGCAAACGGGTCTTGATTAAATGCAAGAGGCTGTGTAGTTTGTGTACCAGTTGTAGATCCCATAACACCGGCGGTTTGTTGTGTACCTGCTTGACCTGGTACCCCAGCACCAACTGTTCCTACAGCGGGTGCGGCTGTTCCTAATGTTTGAGGACTAGCTGACGCAGTTGCAGGTGCAAACTGAGAAGGGCCATAACGTGTACCATACTTAGGTTGTAGGCTGTACGTTGATTGATATGGAACTGTAGCCATAACTATACCCCCTTATTAGATAGCGGTCCACCATAATTAATTTCAATTTCTTCTGCAATCTTACCACCAGACTGTTTGTATTTAACAGCTGATATATTTGCCATTGATAGTGGTCCATTAACATAACCACCTTTATTAAACAACCCACCAAGCAAACTTTCTAGCATTGGCATAGCAGCTTCATAAGCAACTTCAGTAGCTATACCACCAGTAGGATCACCCATAGCAGCGCCTGCAGCACCAACGGTTTTCTTGCCAGCCTTTTTAAGCAGTTCCTCTTCACCTTTTTGCATAGCTTTTTTCATTGCACTTTGTTTTGCAAGTTCCATAAAAGAAGGTTGCTGTGTCATTTGAGGAGCAGGGGCTCTATATAAAGGGCCTTGCATTTGTTGTTCGGTCCCCATTGGTTTAGCTAGTTGAATCATTACTTACCCCCACCACCAGATGTTTTAGTTTGTTGAGGTGCGCTACCAAGATAACCAAAGTATCTTTGTGCACTGGTATGTGGTGCATCAAGTCTTTGCTGCTCGTATTGTTGCAACGCTGAGCCTGCTTCACCAAGTGCTTGCACACCTGCAGCAGCCTCTTGCTGTCTACGCTGTTGGTATGCTAAAGACCTATCCGCCAAAGCACCCTGCATGGCCTTTTGGGCACGCGCAGAGCCTAGCTGCCCACCATAGGCGGCCTGACCTAGACTAGAACCCATAACGTTCCTCAGCTGGCGTTCTTGAGCTGCAGCTGTATCATACATTCCAGTACCAGCCATAGCTTGTTGAGCTAGCTTAGACTGCGCATCAATTGCTTGGCGCTGGCGCGGATCTAGTTTTGCTACAATAGCTTCAGGACCTTTACCTACTTCGGTTTCATAACGAGTTGTTACATCACCTAGTACACGCTTTAAATAAGGTTTAAATTCAGGATCAATACCTGATGTTGTGGTTTGTCCACCACCGCCGCCACTACTCATAGCCTTCTCCTATTAAATTATTCATAATTAATTTTCCCGTGTGCTGAGTAGTATATCTCGGCACCATACTTTAAGTTGAGCAGCTTTACATATTTTTCTGAATGCTCCTCAGCTCGGATTGAATCTGCCCGCCATTTTAATCCACCATGTGATTTAGTATGCTGAATCATGGCATCAAATAGTTTAGTAACAGTGAAGGGGGTTGCCGCATCTTTATCTACAATGCAATCTTTTACATCCATTGTATAATAATTATTATAATAACTTTTAAAAGTTGATGCAATAAGAAAGCCTATTAGCTTATTATCTTTATATTCGCCAACTGCTAAATGATGTGGGCTACCTTCTTTTTGTTTTGTTACAATATTTAAAAAGAAAGAAATCCATACGGCTTCGTTTCTTTCGTATCCGCCGTATGTATTTTCTTTAGTTGACTTATCCATAAGCTGAATAGCTTCGAATACATCATTGTCCTCAATGTATTTTATCATTGTGTATTTACCTTTGATTGTAAATCAGCAAAGTTAGTAGACTCTCGAATATCTTTAAGCAGCTTTATATTTTGCTGCTCAAGATCATTTAGTAGTCTAACCATTTCAAGTAATGTAAAGTCTAAAGCGGGCTGCTCCGTAATTGGCGGATTTTGAACCGACATTATTTAACACCCCCTTTCATTATACCTAATTGCATACCTGATATATTCCATGCACGTATATTACTTCCAGTATAGCTGCTGCTTGTGTCTGCCGCTGCATCGTCAACCCTATAATTAAGGAATCTTCCAGTAGTACGTACATCAGTTTTATAAGAGCTGGCGACAATGAAATCATTTACAGTTAGCTTATTTGCTTTTGAACCAGACTGTGTATTATCTTCAGGCGTAGTTAAGTACGCAAGCTCGCCAGGGTTATTAGTGGCCCTAGCTCTAAGCTGTAGCGTAGCGCGCTGTGGCTCACCACCAACAGTCGTAATTGTTCCACCATCTGCCCACAAAGCAATACTGCTTAATGTTTCAGTATCAAAGTTTGGCGTAATAGATAGCTGCTCTCTTTCGGCATATGATATATAAGGTGTACCACCAAAATCAAAACCTAAATCAGCTGATCTAATTCGATTAAACAATGTACCAGATGTATATCCACTTTCCGCAAAGATAGGAAACAACTTATTAGGGTTAGTTTGATTACTAGACCAAGGTCTTACAATATCAAACGTAGTGCTAATAGTGGTTCCAGAGGTATCTTGGGTAGGAGCACCCGCTGCCACTGTATTACCTTCAGCTACTGCTACTAATGCCGTAGTTGTTGGTGCTACACTTGCTGCTATAACTTGAGTATCGGGACTAAACGCAGTTACATAGTTAGCTGTAGAACTAAACTGGCTAGGACTAATATCAATAGTTGTAGGTGCAGAGGTACTATCTGGTGTTACAATCAATGCATTATTAGTACTAATTTCAGCAAGTGCTGCAAGCAAAGCGCTTTGAAGCGTAGCTACAGTGCCGTTAGGCTTAGCTAGCTCAGTAGAGTTTTGTGTAGCATCTGGATTATAGTATAACGCAAGATAAGCAGAGTCAGAAGATACACCTGAGTCACCATACGTGCTATCGTTAGCAGCTGGTGTAAAGCTAGGGTCTAACAAACGCCCTGGACCTTCACCATAATGCCTATCAAAAATTACACTACTACCACTTGTTGTATTAATAGTAATTGTAACCCTAGTCATTTTAGCATAGGTTGGATTAACACCCTCAGTAACGGATATATTACTTCCTGTTGAATTACTAATCAAAGGTGATACTAATGTACCTGTCCTCGAATCACCTGGAGTTACGGTATAAGCAAACGAGCCTGTTACATTCTTACGGTCCGCACTTGTAAAGGTTAATACATTATTTGACCGACTTACGGTAAAGTAAGTAGTGTCTGTCCAGGCAGCTTCAAGTGCCGTAGCAATTTCAGTAGCTGTAATTTCTTCAACATTAGTTGGGGCTGATCCAGAATCCGGATCATACGCAGATGTACTATTAAAGTTAATAGTTACCGCATTACCCTCTGGTGGCGTAAGCGTAATACTGTCTGTTGTATTATGAGCTGCTCGACCCGCTCTTGTTTGGGCACCAGTAAATGTACTATTACTGAAGCCAGGCGGTAATGTACCTACGCTAGCAACTGTAACGGTAAAGTTATTAGCAACAATACCAACGGCTGCAGCTGTAGCTGTAACCAGTCCGGTACTAGTAGCTGTACTCCAACCACTATTAGCGTTTATAAGCCCGCTGACAGCCGTTACAACAGTAGCTCTGGTTTGCGTACCACTAAGTGTTGTGCTGCTTGTAGAAGCATCTGGGAACGTTACAGTAAGTACCGGTTGTGGTATACTGTTATTTACACCAGTAGTAACAACGCTTACCGATGAAGTGAGGTTACCACCAAATGTTGTTTCAGCATAACCAGTACCTTGATAATCAGTAGCAAAAGCAATTGTTAAAGCGCTATGATTTCCACCATTAACTGAGGTAAACCTTACATTGTTCCCATTAGCCGCAACACTATAGATAGCAGAAGAACTACCACTAAAGACGCTAAGAGCAGATAGTTTAGACACAATATCGTCTCTAATCGCCGTCTGACCCGTGAGATTTTTTGTAAGAGTAACTGTCTCGTTGATTGCACTTTGTACTCCGCCTACGGCTGGTGCCGTAATAGTCATTGAAATTGCCGGGCTAAGTGCTGCGGTAATACCGTATACACCTACACCGGTTACTGTAGAGTTTGGAGTAATATTAGTAGTTGATCCACTACCAGATACTGCAAAAGTAGATGTACTAAAGACTCGGGGCCCCGGTACATCTGACGTAAGAGTGAGCACATTTGAAGATACACTGGCGGTAAAATCGGCTAGTGCATTGTTTGCATTAATATAATTTTTAATGGCTTCTACAAATTGTGCCATCGTAATTGTAGCACCATCGGCATAGCTAGTACCAAGTATTGCGCTAGCTGGAAAACTAACATTACCAATACTAGCATCACCATTAATAATAGCACTAGCCCCACCATCAAGGTGTGTAGTTTTATTTCGATCATAAGTAAATGTTGTTGAAGATGGATATGTTAAAGTGCTTACGGCATTAACCGTATTCGGACCAGTATCTCCAGTTACAGTAAGGTCAATAACCTCTAGCACGTCAGTAGTAAAATTACTAAATGTACCTACGGCTACGGTTTTAATTGCTTTAGTCCCTACGGTTTTCTTAGGCGTTTTACCATTGATAGTAACTGCTTGAGTTTCTCTTTTACCGCGGTTAGTATAGCCTGCATTCCCGCTGTCGTTAGTAGCCGCAATAGTCGCAGTTGGGATACCACCTCCTTTAATAGGTCCAACATCACCAGCCGCAACCGCATCAAGGTCTCTAATAGTCCAAGTATTATCTCTATAATTCCAAATAAGTGCTTCATCACATTCACCTCCAGTAGAATTCAATGTTGGATAGCATATCCAAATCTCTTCTTCCTGATGGTTTTGGATAGTAAACAGTTGTCTTTCATGAATCGGGTTTAAGTTATTGTAAAAGTATTGGGTTACTCTTTTACCTGATAATGATTGTATATTACCAGGGTTTCCAGCAAACGTATAAATGTCGTTAGCACCAACTACAAAGTGCTTACCATCGTATTCGACTACAGCCCCTGTAGTAAGACAACCATACTCATCTGTGTTAGGTGCAAATGAAACAGGTGCGGTTTGACTACCAGTAAGACGCATAACGTGAATACTGTCTGTACTATAAATGTACATGTTACCCTGCAAGGATTTCATTTCTTGAATAACGTTTGTTTCAGACAAAGTAAATTCATCGGCTGTACTTACGCCTGCTGCAAATGGGTTCCAGTTATTTGGAACAGCGCCAGGCACAGCAACATCTGATGTACGAACCACACCAGATAGCCGACGAATAATCTTAGCTGGATTAGTTGAGTCAACCTCTGTAAGATCGCCAGCAACTAAAAGGTCACCAAAGGATTGTACAATACCGGCACGAACATCAACTGGGTTTCTTGATTCAATAGTAACTTTTATAGAATCATTTACAGTAAGACTTCCAATTACAATAACTGTAGTATTAGTAGAGGTATCTGTGTAAATTTGAAAGTTATTACCTGTTACTGTAGGCGTAGTTCCTGGTAAGTTTCCTGGAACAAAGTTAGTACCATTTACTGTGCCTGTTCCTGCAGGACTACCTGCCTGTGCATTTTTATTATTAGTACCTGTAACTAAAATGGTATTAGTTGTAAAGTCAACCTTTTGTCCCAAATCAAATACAGTACTATTTCCTGCAACATAAATATCATTATATACTTGCTGCTCAACTTGGTAGCTATCCCAGCCGGGTAGCTCAGCTAATACAATATTATTAATATTTGTGTTACCGGCAGTATCCAAAATGTAGTGAGGTTTATCAATGCCATTATTTAGAATAAAAGCAAAGCCCCCGCTAAACAATGTATGCTGCCACCCATAGGTTGTAAAAGCAAAGCCGTCTGCTTTTGTAGAAGGCGTAATATCTTTCTTTGTACCAAGGTGATCTTGAATATAAACCTTTTGGCCTACTGTAATACCAGCACGTACATAATCAACAACCCAAATATAATAACAACCATGCGGTGATTTATTAGGATTTTCCCATACTGCAAAGTATCTAACCTGCCCAAACACTTCATTAGCTGGTACAAGATCTTCTACAATATTATTAAGTAATAGCTCACCCGAAATTTTACGGACTGCGCCATCTTTAAACCTAACATTACGTACATTAGTAAACACATTAGGTGCTAAGGCAACTGGAGGAGTATCAATAACTACTCCTTGTGATGCTAGATCAATAACAGAAATGGTTTGCTCTGCCATGTTACTCCTCCATTATATTTTCGTTAAGAACACTCTTTCTGGCCAGTAAGCGGGTCGATAAAGCAAGCTTCAACCGTTCCCGTTTCTTCCGCCACTTCCTGAGCTTCGCTAGATACCGTCTCTTTTTCTTCCACGGTTTCTTCAATTGTATTAAGTATTCCGAATCGTTTACCCGATAAACGGAATGTTGTGCATCCCTTCGCCCCGCCTTTCCAGGCATCAACGTAAACTTTCTTGAAGTCTTCATATGAGACATCATCTCCCACATTGCAAGTCTTTGAACAAGCAGAATCTACATAATGCTGAGCAAGTAGTAACACAGCCAGATGATCCTGCACGGAAATATCGTTTGCTGTTTTACCTTCTACACCATGGGCATATGCATAATCCTCCACACGCTCTACTTTAGGTCCTTCAAAAGTTTGGATTGTCCTATCATAATAGTGGCTAAACACGGGTTCAATGCCGCCTGAGACATTATCTGCCACGAGACTGATGGTCCCTGTGGGGGCGATGCTTGTAAGATGCGAGTTACGAATACCATGTTCTCGGATCTCCTTCTTAACCGATGCCGGCAAGCCACGAATAAAGTTTGATTTAAGATAGTCTTCACGGTACATCGGGAATGCACCCTTTTCAGCGGCTAGTCGCGCAGATGCTCTATAGCAATTGTCACGCAGGCAAGCGAATACCTTTTCTGCCCACATAAGAAATTCTCGTGAGGCATAAGGCATGCCGAGCATTTCTCCGGCATTAGCCAAACCAGTGACGCCAAGTCCCATTCTGCGCTTGTTCTTTGCTTCGTCGGACTGCTGCTTAAGTGGGTAGATTGTTCTATCAATAATGTTGTCCTGCGCCCTTACTACATCTGGAATATCTTTCTTAAACTGTGTAAAGTCAAATTCGTTATCAACAACATACCTAGTTAAGTTAAAAGAACCTAATAGGCATGCTCCGTATGCAGGAAGCGGCTGCTCACCACATGGGTTAGTTGCACGAATCTCTTCACAATAAAATAAATTATTTAGTTCAGTAATACGATCAATAAACAATACGCCAGGCTCAGCCCAATCCCAAGTGCTAAGCATGATTTTATCCCAGAGCTCTTTTGCGGATACCGTTTTGTGTTGGATTCCATCGTAGCACAGTTCAAAAGAATCATCGCTATCATTAGCTAGCGCCTCCATAAATGCATCAGTAATACCTACACTAATATTAAAACCAGTAAGCTTATCAGAATTACGTTTAGCAGTAACGAACTCCTCAATGTCCGGATGGTCCACGCGTAGTACTCCCATCTGAGCGCCACGGCGATGGCCGGATGACGCGATGGTTTGACAAACAGAATCGAAGATACCCATAAAAGAAACCGGTCCAGACGCTTGCGAGTCCAAAGATTTAATCCTGTCTCCACGGGGACGGATCTTGGAAAAGTCATAGCCAATACCACCACCTCTACGCATCGTTTCAGCAGCTTCACTAGCCTTCTCCATAATACTATTCATACTATCTTCAATATCACCACTAACAAAACAATTGTATGCAGTAGTAATACGATTAGATCCAATGGCAGATTGTACTCTACCAGCTGGTAGGAATCTCATGTTCCCTAATATATCCTCTAGACTATACCGATGTTCTTGACCATCACATAGCGCACGAGCAATTCTTTTAATCTTATCAGTAAAGGTTTCCCCTTCCTGTCTATATTTCATCTGATCAATTTCTTCAGATAGCGTCATAGATGGTCCAGAATATTCGATATTGTGCATTTTTTATTTCCTCTATAAGTTAAGTATACCTTCCTCTTATAGGGGACATTTAATTCAAATTGCTACATTTTGCATTCTTTTTACAAGACGCTCGGCACGATTAGTTACTTGCTTATACCAACGACTATCAACCATTTGGTTAGCAGCCTCTTGCCAATTACTAATTGCTATAGCTGCAATGAACTTTTTAAACTTACTAAGCCTTGGTCTTCCCATATTAAACATCATATTAGCAATAATTAGTTGGACCTCTTCGGGCAATATTTCAAAACTGGAGAAGAGTAGTTTACATTCTTTGAGCACAATGTCGGTGTCGCTAGCAAAACATTCGTTGACTCTATCTTCTGAGACAGCTGTTCCAACTGGTTGTCCATACTCTGGATCAGACTCCAAAACAAGATGGCCAATACCAAAAGTAGGCAGACCAAGATGATCGAGATAGATTTCGTACTTAACTCCCTCATCAACCTTAAGCTCCTCTCTAAGCTGATCTATATTCATTTAGTTAATCCCTTTTGTTTTTCATAAGTGCGTAAACCACCAATACCAAGCATTCCACCAAGCACAGTCATAAGGCTTGTCATATCAAACTCAGGTAGCGCTGGAATACTTAAACCATATGCAGTTACTGCAAACAATATTATAGGCTGCAGCACAAAGTGATATGCAAAAGCTATACCACATACCCAACCTATAAAAGGTCTCCAACCACCTTTAAATATACTGCCGCTAGCAGCTTCAGCTTTATTTACTTCAATCTGAGCAAGCGCTAACTGTTGTCCATGCTTCTCACCCATAGTGGCAAGCTCATGTGCTATCCGTGCTTTTTCGTCTGCATCGGGTATAAATTTATCTAGTAGACCTGTAACTGGTCCTATAAGTGCTTGAATCATGTTGCTATCCCCGGTGTTTTTATTTCGTTATGTATGCATTTATATGCTTGAGGTACGTGATCAGGTATTTCTTTTATTGCTTCACGCATTTCTAATGAACGTTCTACACATTGTCCTTTTGTTTCGTATGGACCTCTAGTATCTTCCATTTCAAAACACTTGTTAGGGTTTGATGCCAAACAAACTAACACTAATACTTCAAACATTTTGTCCTCCTTTAGGCTAATCCTCTAAGCCAATTAAGATAGTAGTAACCGCCAACAACAGCGACTACGATTGATAAAATAACTATAATTGTAGCTATAATACGTTCTTTTCTTTCAGCTTCTGCTTCAAGCGCTTTTTTTATTTCAACACGTTCAGATGCTATTTCAGCTTGAAGTCTTTCCCATTGTCCGGGCTTACCATAAAGTTGAAAGATAGATCGTAGTTCATTACGCATATCTTCTAGTTTTTCTTTACGAAAATGCTTTTCAATAGCTGAATCTTCTGCTAAAGAAAACTTAGCTTTTTTCTTTCGAGCTGCACCAAATTGGAGTTCTGCTTCTCCTTGAGCATAGCGTGATACAGCATTACTCATAGAAGAAAGGTCGCGACCCATCTCTATACCTTTCTTAATTGCGGAATGCCCTGCAGATAGGGCGGCGAAAGCTGACACTGGGT